AGAGCCGGGCGCTTTGGGAGAACCCACTTTAACAATAAAGGCTCAATCGTGGCAAGGAGTTCGATTTTTGAAATGGCTTAATGTTGACCCATGGCCAATAGAAGATAAACATGATAGTGACATTACTAAAGATGATGCGACTTTAATTATTCCTGCAGCACCCGGGTTTTATTCTAATGTTTCTAAACATATGAATTATTATATTCAAGGTAAGAATGTAGTAATTTGGCCAACTTATAATCAAATTACTCAGAGTGGAATGGCCGTTCCTTCAATGAGAAGTCCATATTCTCTGGCTGTAAGCGGGACTATTAATACAAATACTAAATTTAATTGTGATGGACATGACGGAATAACAACCAAAGTAACTTATGGAACAACTAATTTATATTTTTCAGGAGGAATTTTAGTTGATAGATACCCTCCAGTAGAACCTCCACCCGCCGCGCCGCCGCAGGTAGGAACTCCCTGTGGTGGAGGGGGGACTTGGCAAGGAGGGAATACAATGCCCGATGAACAGATATGGAATCTTGGAAGTAAAACGGGAATTGTTACAGTTCATTTTTATACTTATCAAGTTCCAGACCGGCTTCAAGTATTAATTGATGATAACGTTGTTTTAAATACAGGGTATCGGGGAGTAAGTTCCAATCCATTGTACTCAAATATGCAAGGTAAATTAAATGACTATTTGGCTACCTATGGTTCAGCTTCAGAAAATATGACGGGAGGACCAATACTTACTGCTTCATTTTGTAAATGTTCTTCTACACCAACATGTAAAGTACAAGTATTCGGACCATTTCCTTCAACTCAATGGAAGTATTGGATTAGTTGTCCCGACGAACCTATTAAATAACATATCCTTACATTTACAAGTAAACTCCCGAGTTTTCGGGGGTTTACTTTGTACAAATAATATTTATTATATATGAAAGATAAAATATTTGACCGATTTATTCGTTTTGACATTTTGCTTGGAATTACTGCAATTTCTATTGCTCTTGTAGCAGCATTTTTTTCAGTATATGGTATTGCTACGCTTTTTGCGGGAGCTTTTATTTTAACTTCATTTATGGCTTCAACTCTTGAAGTCGGAAAACTGGTAGCTGTAACTTATCTTTATCGTTATTGGGCTAAAACGAAAAAATGGCTTGCTATTTATCTTTCTATTGCAACATTTGTTTTAATGATTATTACATCAATGGGTATATTTGGATATCTTAGTGCGGCATATCAAACTTCATCTTTTGAATTTAAAATGGCACAAGAAAGAATATCCATGATTGAAGGACAAAAGGTTTATATGACTGATAAGATTTCACAAGCGACATCTCGAATTAAAACATTAAATGAAATGCGAAAATTACAAGAAAGTCGCATGAATGAATCATTAACAAATGCATTTATTACAAGAAATCCTATTCAATTAAAACAATTACAAGACCAAACGGCCGAAATGATTAAAGATGCCGATGCCGATATTAAAGTACAGCAAGATATAATACAAAAAACTATAGATGATATTACGGCTTTAGATAAACAAGTTAATGAAATGAAGACATCAGAAACTGGTAAAAAAGATATAAGAACTTTTCAATTTGTAGCAGACCAGTTTGGAACAACACTTGATAAAGTAGCTAAATGGTTTATTTTTACTATTATTTTTGTATTTGACCCACTGGCTATATCTCTTATTTTAGCTTATAATGTTGTTACTTATAAAAAACCATTAGATACTGAGCCATCACCTTCTACTTCTATTTCTACTCCTCAATTAATTAATATAGAAGCTAACCCAGAAGCTTCAAAAAAATCTTCGGATGTTAGTTCTCAAAAAATAGCTAATTTTACAGAACAATATCCTAAGCCCAGACCTACATGGTTACATTAATAATTAAAATTAAATTATAATATATTGACAAAATAATCAAATATAATATTATTACGAAGAAAAAATAAAAAAAATTTACATTTTCGTTTATAAGTTAATATGTATGCGTCGATTATTTGTAAATATATTTATGGACCAATCTGACATTCAATACGTATTAGAACTTTTAACCGATGCAATCTCTGACAAAGATTGGGATTTGGTAGAAGAGGCCAGCGAAACTCTAAAAGAATTTTTAGATGATAGCGAACATCTCTTAGAAGAATAATATGATTACATTTTTTTTGGCATTAAGCCTAGTTATCTCGTTAGGATTTCTAATTGCAACTTATATCATTATCAAGCGACTTTTAGCAAAACTTAATACTTATGAAGAATGGATAATAGATTTTAAAGAAGATGTTGTGCGAACACTTGAACAAATGCGAGAAATTGATAAATCTATTGTTTTTTCTTCTACATTAAATGAGCAAGGGTTGTTTGAATCGGATGAAATGGTTGGTGGAAGTTTTAAAGAGCTACTTGCGCTCGTCGAGAAACTTAACCAACGAATTCAATGAAAAAACAAAAAAAGAGTACTTCACGTACTAAAATTTTAAAATTTTATAACAAAAAACAGAAAAAAGTTATTTGTAAACGAAAAAGGCGCATAAAATTAAACCCGCCAATTATTATTCCTGATAAAGAAATTATTCAATCTTCTGTTAAAGCTCCAAGAAAGCGACGTACAAAGAATTCTACTCGAATGTATTTCACGCAAGAAACAGAAGATGCAATTATTTTATATAATAAAACTAAAGATTTAAATGTCCGAGAACAAATTTTTCGTAATAAAATTTTACAACCATTTCAAAAATTAATAGAAAATATATTTAATACATTTAAATTTTCATATTTTGAAACGGGTCCTCAGGATGTACAAAAAGAATGTCTTACTCATCTTGTAGCCAATTTACATAAATATGACCCCAATCGTACTAGTAAAACCGACCCAAAGAAAAAAACTAGAGCTTTTGCTTATTTTTCTATTATTGCTAAGCATTATCTTATTTTATTAAATAATACTAATTATAAAAAATTTAATCAAAGTATAGAAATAAGCGAAGAAAAAGAAGAAAATACTGTTCAATTACAACAAAATGATAAATATTATGCTCAACAAGAGTTGTCGGATTTTATTAAACTCATTATTGATTTTTGGGAAAAAAATGTTGAAAAAATTTTTACTAAGCAAAGAGATTTAAATATTGCAAATGCTATAGTAGAACTTTTTAGAAATTCCGACCGTATAGATTCTTTTAATAAAAAAGCTCTTTATTTGTACATTCGGGAAATTGCCTCTTGTAAAACACAACAAATTACTAAAGTTATTAACCGTATGAAACAATATCATAATATTATTCAAAAATCTTATTTAAATCATGGTATTGTTAATACAGACCGATATACTTTAACCTAATTTTTATTTATGTATAAGAATAAAAAGTTTAATGCTTTTATTCTTTTATAAATATTTTAAATTTTAAAGGTTTTAATTCCTTCTAACGTATATTTTCTTGATATAAAATCATTATAATAAAGGCAAATAAATGTATTAGATAACTATTTATATATTATGGCAGACTTAGATTTTGAAGTATATGAAGGCAAAACTTTTAAAGAGTTATGCAAAGAAATTGTAGAAAGGAGTGTATCGAAAAAAGACCAACTTGATACACTTATTGGGGACCTTCGCACACTGATTAAAGGTCCTAATGATGTTGGTCAATTTATGCCTCGTATTAAAGAACTTCTTGAAGTGGGGGTTAAAAACGATGAACAGCTTATTAAGTTGGCAGCCGTGGTTCAACGCATTTCTTCGGCCCAAATTATAGCAATCGGGGGCGATGAAATAGGGCTGTCCGAAAAGGAAAAGGAAAATTTAATGAAACTTCATTTAGAAGCACAGGAATCTCTTAAAAATATTAAAAAAGAAGTAGAAGAGATTTCTGTTTCAAACAGTGTTAAGTAATTTATGGCTTATTGGAAAAATAGTGCAAAAAATATCAGACTGTTAGACAGTTATGGTATTGCTACGAATCATACTGCCGGCCGGGGGGGTAATCGTGAATATCACGAATTAGAATTAGGAATTGTACTTGATATTGTATTAGATTTGCAACATCCTATTTTTTCGGGGGCTCATGCTCAACAAACTAGAATCGATGATAAACGATGGCCAGTAGATTTAGTTGATGCCCCGCCTTCTAATGAAGACCCCGATTTAACGTGGATAGGGCGTTGCCTTGTTCGACCTCTTATTTCAGGAAAACTTACAGAAAAAGACCAACTTAAATGGGCATATCCTCTTGAAAATAATTTTTCTGAATACCCCCTTATTAATGAAACAGTTATTCTTTATGAGCATGAAAATGGAAAGCTGTATTATGGACGAAAAGTAAATTTTCGAAATTGGCCCAATAATAATCTTGATTTTTCTATTGAAGGTGCTACGTCCGGAGATTCTACAACCGAATTATTCAGTAAATCCGCCTATACGGGAAGAATAGAAACCGAAACTAATTGGCTGGCCGACTCGGGCTATCATGGATATGCCGGAAAATATTTTTACGGCAGCCCTAAAATGCGTACAATCCGTCGTTTTGAAGGAGACTTATTAGTAGAAAGTCGGTTTGGGTCTGAGTTAATAATGAAGGCTTTTGATAAGAATCGAGATAATGATGTAGGAGACCCCAAATATCCAGATTATGAGAATAGTGGAAATCCAATGATTATTCTACGTAATCGTCAACGACAATTGCTCCAAGTTGGCCAAACTTTATCTTTAAAACATAGTCCTAATCCAGCTACAGTAGTCGGAACAATCGAAGAGAAAAATGTAGGCGGATATCTTGAAGAAAATATTAATCACGATGGGTCTTCAATTTATTTAACTTGTGGACAAACTATTAGTGAATGGGTAACAACTTGTTTTAAAAGAATGTTTCATGATGAAAAAGATGAAGAAGTTACAAAATTTAGAGGACCCAGTAGTTTTATTTATCCCAATCCAATGAAGGGAGACCAAATCGTAATTAATTCCGACCGCCTCGTATTATCTGCCCGCTATGAAGAAATTTTATCATATTCTAAAAAAAGATATGGTATTTGTACTGATAGTGAATTTACAGTAGATGCACATCAACAAATGGTGCTTTCTACACATTCTAAAATAGTGCTTAACTCTCCCGCCATTTATCTAGGGGAATATGATAATACTGACGAGCCTGTTTTACTAGGGCAAACTACAGTTAATTTAATATGGGAATTTTTAGAATTATTTAAAAATCATGTTCATAAACATGAACATAGTCATGTTGATGCAGGGGAGCCATCTCCACATATGACGCAAGAACCTACGAATCCATTTATATTACAAGCCACGGCTCTTCAAGTGAAGCTAAAGAGTTTGTTAAGCCGGCGTGTATATGTTACGGGCGGGGGGTTTTCTCCCGGGCAAAACGGAGCATCTATACCAGAAGGAACTCCTCCAGTTGAAATTGATGTGGTTAGTGGGGCAGGAGTTCCGGGAGGGTTTAAGGGGCAAAGTTATCGTATTGGAGCAGCGGAAGCATCCGCAATGTATGGGGGGGCAATAGAATCGACATTCGGGCCGGGTGGAATAGCAAGCGATACACCTCCCTCTTCGCCCCAGTCTGGTCCAGATGCGCCCACACCAAGTTCAGAAACAACATCACCAAGCCAAGATTTATATAAATAAATTATATTAATATGAAACAGACTGAATTTACTAAACTTACTAAAATAATTGAGATTCTTGTTCAAAAAGAAATTAAAAAACAATTACCAAAGCTTATAAGCGAAGTATTTCAAACTATTGCTGAAAAATCAATAGTAACCGAACATACTAAGCCTATAATAGAGAATAAAGAAGAATTACAAGAAATAAATAATTCTAATGTTTTAAGGAAATCTTTAAAAGACTTATTTTCAGACGTAACTCCTGTAACTAAAACAAGTTTAGAAGAAGATAAAAACGTTTCTTTTGTCCCGAAGCAATTTACTAAAAATCCAGTTCTTAATCAAATTTTAAATGAAACGGTTCCTGATTTAAGACAACGTGAAAGAATGGTGGGATTATCCGCATTACAAGGAGGATACAATTCTCTTGGAGAATTTACTAATGAAAATATGAATAACACAGAAGAAGAAATAAATTTATCTTCCAATGTACCTAATATAATTCAAAATAATAATAATTTAACAAGTAATATTTCTGAGGGGATTTCGGCTCTTGATATAGCTAAGACCGGAGTAACCTCTCCGTCGGTGACCAGAGCATTGACTGATTACGGTCGTATGAAGAAAATTTTAGATGCTTCGAAAGGTAAACGAAAATAATGGCACTTATTCAAAATACACCAATAGGTATTACATTTCCTATCCGAGACGGAAAATCGGGATATTTTGAGCAGTCAACAGATAGCTTTACTGCTTATCGAATGAATATTATTAATCTTTTACGTACTCGTCCTGGGGAACGACGATTAAATCCGACTTTTGGAAGTCGTTTATGGAAAACAGTATTTGAACCAAATGATGAATTTTTATCTAAAAAAATAGAAAATATTATACGAGATGATATTTCACAATGGATTCCAGGAATTTCAGTAAAATCCGTAGAAGTAAAATATTTGAATAATAATCAAGGTGTAAATTTACGAGATATTTATAAAATATATATTGTTGTTTCATTTAGCATTAATTCAATTAATGTATTAGATTCGGTTGAATTAGTCATTGATGTAAATAAGATATAATATGATTAAAATGAAATCATTATTGATTGAGGAAGACGGGGTAATTAAGAAATTTATTTCTCTTTTACCTAAATATGGATTAGAATATCATGCACCCCAATCAAAATATTCATTTCGATGGCAAGGTCACATGTATCCTACGGTTACAGATAAAGACCACAGTGTAAAAATTGGACTTGACCGAACTGATATTTTTAATAGAAATGGTCATGTTTGGGTAGGAGACCCAACTCAACCATTATTAAATGGATATGTAATACAATCTATTATAATGATAAGAAACCCTAAAAATGATAACAATCTTTAATTTAAGAAGAATTTGGCAATATAATTTTGTAAATAAAAAGGATTAATATCACGGAGGCAAATAATGAATTCAACCACGCAAAAAAGTTTCCATCCAAATTCTAAAGATATACGCTACATTAATCGTGATTTTACTCAGTTGCGAGAAGCACTTATTAATTTTGCAAAAGTATATTATCCAAAAACATACAAAGATTTTTCGCCGGCCGCCCCGGGTATGATGTTTATTGAGCAAGCCGCGTATGTTGGGGATGTTCTGAGCTATTACACCGATTACATTTTTAAAGAAACCACGCTTCAAGGTGCCACGGAACGTAAAAATATTATCGGTCTGGCTAGATATTTGGGATATAAAATTAAACCATCTACGGCAGCAACAGGAATAGTAAATCTTTCTCAACTCTGCCCGGCAGCAAATGATGGGGCCGGAACATATTTTCCAGATTCAAATTATATGTTAACTGTTAGAGAGAACACTCAATTTTTTAATAATCAAGGTTCTTATTATATTTTGACTTCGGCTGTAGATTTTTCTGTAAGTTCTTCGGTTTCTCCACGAAGAGAAGAAATATATTCAAGAAATGAAGATGGAACTCCAATGTTTTTTTTGTTAACTAAACAAGGCCCTATAAGTTCAGGACAAATATTAACAAAAGAAATTATAGTTGGAAATCCAACTCCATATTTTTCAATTAAATTATCCGAAAAAAATGTTCTTCAAATTATTGATATTACCGATTCAGATAATAATAAGTGGTATCAAGTGGATTATTTAGCTCAAGGTATGGTTCCAATTGCTGTTCCAAATGATGTTCAGTATGAGGGGTCTTTATCACAATATAAGGATTCGGTTCCTTATATTTTAACATATCTTAAGACGTCACGAAAATTTGTTACATCTGTAGATGAGAATAATCTTACTACAATTACCTTTGGGGCCGGAGTAAATGGTATTAGTGATGAACTTATAACTTTTGATTCAGATTTAATTGGCGTTGGAATGAGTAATATTAATAATGTTAATTTACCTCTTGACCCCAGCAATTTTTTGAAAAATGAATGTTATGGTATTGCTCCGCAAAATACTACACTTACTATTAGATATTTAATAGGAGGAGGATTACAATCTAATTGTCAGGTGGATGAAATACGAACGGTAGCTTCAGCAATATTTGATAATCCAGAAGAAGGGTTGCTTCCAGAACAAAAATCTTTGCTACGAACAGTAGAAAATTCTTTGGCTGTAACAAATCCTTCTCCTTGTACAGGAGGGGCTGATGCGGAAACAAATGAAGAAATTCGTTTAAATGCTATGGCTAATTTTGCGGCTCAAAATCGTGCCGTAACTCAAAATGATTATCTTGTTCGCATTTATTCTATGCCAGCACAACTCGGAACAATTGCCAAGGCCCAAGTTATTGCCGATTCCAATTTACAAGTAGGAATGAATAAAATTCTTCTTGGTGTAATTGACCAAAATAATATCGCCCAGGTTGTTGATAATAGTGAAAATACATATTTTCGTCGAATGGCATATGATAATACTAATCCATTTGCAATTAATGTATATATTTTAACTTATAATGCTCAAAAACAATTAATGCCAACAAATCCGGCTCTTATATCCAATTTAATAACATATCTTAAACAATATCGTATGATGACTGATGGTGTAAATATTATTGATGGATATATTATTAATATAGGAGTAGATTTTACGATTTCGGTTTATAAAGGGCATAATAAAAAAGATGTTTTAAGTAATTGTATTTTGGCTGTACAAGATTTCTTTAATATTGACCGTTGGAATTTTTCTCAGCCAATTAATTTAAGTCAATTACAACTTCAAATTGCTAAGGTAGATGGAGTACAATCTGTAATAGATATAGATATTTATAATAAAACCGCATTAAACGGAAATTATTCTCCAGTCGAATATAATATTTCTGCGGCTATAAAAAACGGAGTAATTTATCCATCGGTTGACCCGAGTATTTTTGAAATAAAATATCCAGATAATGATATACGTGGAACTTGTATTTAAATGAAAAAGGAATAATAATGCACCATTTTATTTATCCATCACAAGATACTTACATCACAAATCGTCCTCATTTTGGAACGTTAAATTTTGGTGTAGATGAAATTTTGCAAATAGGTACAGAAAATCATTATGTTTCTTATATTAGCCCAACCAAAGATTATGTTTA